CTGCGTTTTTACCCAGCGCGTGTATACAGGCATCTCTTCCCGTTGTGGTTTCTGGCGCTGGAGATACTGAGCCGGTGCCTCCGGATCAACGGCGATGCTTACTACCGTCTTTTCCTGTGGTGGGTTTTGCTGGTGGGCGTGAGGCAGCGGCGCAAGATTTTTTGTGCGCTGCTTCAGTATGCTGGTGGCGGTCTGCTCTCCCGGTACGATGTCGCTTTCGCGGTAAACCGAGCGGATTTTTTCCGCTGGTAATCCCAGCGAACGGCGCGATACAACCTCAGGTAGTGCATCCACCACCTGATTACAGACCGCCCACCAGGATAATTCAGCCAGCGATAATTCCCGTTCCTGCGTGCCATTCATTGCATGGCGTATGACGTCAATCATCCATGCAGACAGGTTTTGGTGAGCAAGTTGCCCGAGTGATTCGGAGGTCTGGTCGCGCAGCTGGTTGTCGCAGTGCCAGCACAACACCATTGCGCCGGTACCATAACGGTGAATGACGGTTTCACTGTGGTGATAATCGCCGTGTGGCCACTGGCAGGATTTAACATGGCGCAGTAACCAGTCAGACAATGCGCCAGCGCCACCAGCAGCACGAATCACTCGTTTGTCGCTGAAAAATGGCAGTAATGATTTATCCTCCGCCAGCGGCTGGCGAACGGCAGGAACGACCCCGGACGGCAGATTACGCATGCTTTTCGGTTCCGGCTCCACCAGTACCCGGGTATTGTGGAATACCGGCATGGATTCACGGCCCGGCTTAACGATCACCAGCCCGAGTTCCGGTACCAGAACAGGTCGAAGTAATACCCGCACGTTACCTCCAGATGCGTTGCTGGAATGTGCGGGACGGACGCGGTGGGCGTTCGGAGTAAGGAAGCCTGACGGAGATTATCCAGTGACGGTAGTCGAGGCTAAGGGCTTTTTTAACCTCGCATCCGCGCCTGCGGTAACACTGAATCAGCCATTCAGCCTGTTCTTCAGTACATGGGGGATGCTGGTACCAATCAGATTTAAATGCGTGAGAGCGCCGCCCGTGCCTGCTGGCAAAGACGGCTGAATTATCAGAATTGTGTAGTCTGGAATTTTGCGCCATCGGCTTTCTCCGGTGGCACAGTGTTACTCAACAGGGGTTCAGCCCTGCGCTGAATTGTAGATGAATTCACTCATCTTCAAAAGCAGAAAAACCAGCCTTAATCCCAGCTTCTTTCAGAGACGGCAACGATGTGACAAATTCATTTGCACGCAAAATAAAACCATCCGTCACAAGCCCATCCACAAAATGAATTAACGCAGCTCCACTCTTCCTTTGTTGAGACTGTAAACATTTAATACGGCAGTGGCTGACAATAGCGCCATTCTCAACGCGCACAGTATAGAGGCCATCTTCACTAAAAATTTCACGTAATTCTTCGATTTTCATCAGCAGAATCCTTCTGGATAAATAACTTTCCCCTGTTTGGGGTCCATCCCTCTTCTCCCTGCGCGCTAACTAAGTAATATGATTCTATTTACCCCTAACGGCCCCTCAAGAACCACAACCAACGGGGTACACAAAAAGCTAATCAACTACGCTACGCAATAAAAAACCCGCCGAAGCGGGTTAAGTGCGGGTGCGTTGAGGATGCCTGACACATCAGAGGTGGCGAGGGATTTCTCCCCCGCCAGGTCTCTTACTCCTCAGGTTCGTAAGCTGTGAAGACAGCGACCTCCGTCTGGCCGGTTCGGATTCGTACCTCGCAGAGGTCTTTCCTCGTTACCAGTGCCGTCACTATGACGGTTAAACAGATGACGATCAGGGCGATTAACATCGCCTTTTGCTGCTTCATAGCCTGCTTCTCCTGTGTAAGTTCACAGAGATATTGCAATTACCTCCGGATAAGTAAGGGGAGATTGCACTATGCAAATGCAGCATCTGATGGTTGGCTATCCTAAGTACTACCAAACGGCCGATTATGCGTTGAGGCTTTCAGTGATGGCTGATACAGCAACAATGAGAATGAAGGCTCTGCACTTCTGGGATAAACACGGTATTTCTGCAGCTTCTGAAGCCTTTGGCGTGTCCTGCCGCACGCTTTACTGGTGGCGTCAGTTACTGAACAAGGGAGGACCTGAGGGGCTAATCCCGCACAGTAAGGCACCTCTGGTGCGACGAAAAAAGCACTGGCATCCCGATGTGCTGAAAGAGATTCGACGGCTGCGAACAGAGCTGCCGAACCTCGGTAAAGAGCAGATTTTTGTTCGCCTGAAGCCCTGGTGCGAACAGCGCTATCTGGCCTGTCCAAGTGTTTCCACCATTGGCAGAATGATCGCTGCCGCACACGATAAAATGCGAATGATACCTGTGCGTCTGGGCTCGCGGGGGAAGGCACTGCTTGTCAAAAAGCGGTCTGCCAAACCCCGCAGACCAAAGCACTACCGCCCGGTAAAGACAGGTGAGCTCATTGGGATGGACGCCATTGAGCTCAGAATGGGCGAACTGCGTCGCTATGTCATCACCATGATCGACGAATGCAGCAATTACGCGCTGGCGCTGGCTGTACCGTCGCTCAACAGTGATATCGTCAATCACTTCTTCAGCCGTGCAGCCCGGCTGTTCCCGGTCGGTATCAGCCAGATAATCACAGATAACGGAAAAGAGTTCCTGGGAAACTTCGACAAAACGCTGCAGGAAGCCGCTATCAAACACCTCTGGACCTATCCCTACACACCCAAAATGAACGCTATCTGTGAACGTTTTAACCGGACGTTAAGAGAGCAGTTTATTGAATTTAATGAGATTTTACTCTTTGAAGATCTGGCGCTATTTAATCAGAAGCTGGGGGAATATCTGGTGCTGTATAACAGCAAAAGGCCCCATAAGGCGCTCGCACTAATGACGCCCGTGGAATATATTTTAAGAGAGAACAAAAATTGCAATATGTGGTGGACCCATACATCTCCTTGCCTTTCGGCACGTAAGAGGCTAACCTAGATTTGCCGTTCATAGATTGAGCCTCAGATTAATGTTAAGCGTCTTGCAGGACGCGTAATGTTAACTGGGGCTTTTCTCTATCTGCCTTTTGGTGTTCATGCCTGAGGCAGATAGCCTCAAGCACCCGCAGCAATTCTACTTAACTCCCGTCACCTCGCCAATATAAAATCAATCAGAAAGGCGATCCATAAGAACAATAGCAAGACAATAAATTGCCACTACAGCCGCAATAGCCAGCGCGCATTTGAGAACCAGCACGATAACCTCCTGTATTGGACGTACACCAGCTCTGATAAATATGAGGCTGCCTCTTTAACTTCGCATTGCGCTACCAATCAATAAAATCAGTGATGTTATCCAACCTAATTACATTAACTTCCCGTCCCAACTGGTTTTTCCAATATATCTCACGAGCGTTTTGTTCACCAGCACCGCTCCACTCAATTACTCTTAAAGGCTTAGAGGTTAGGTAAGGTCGAATAAGCAGGTTAAGGTGAATATCGAGACCCGAGTAACCAAACAATATTATTTCTTCTGATTCAAATAATGCAAACTGCAAATAATCCCAGTACGTAGAAAGAACATTAGATGCTGCTATAACTGACGGTTTTCTTTTTATATGAGTTAACACTATATGCTCACTAGGTTCATCTATGTCAAGAGTAAGTTGTGAGCGTGAAAGTTTTAAAACATTTTCATGCTGATTAATAAATAGTGGTGAACCATGCAAGTGCAAATAATAACCAAACCTACGATTGTATTTCCGTTCGAGCGCTGCAGAGGAAAATCCGTGGCTTAGCATCCCATCAACTAAAACCCCATCATACCCGTTGAATATATCATTATCTATGAATGAATTGTATAATAATTTGTCATAGTTTAATGTCGCGATATGTGAGTGTGTGTTCTTTACAAACTCCACAAGCGCATTTTCGAATCTTTGTGGCAAACCTTTATCGTAATTATGCAACCTGGTTGCAACTTTGTGAATATAAGTGGCGGTAATTTTGGGGAAGTTTAGTCCATCTTCAGTAAGCCAATGCACGTTCCCCTCTCCAATTTGAGCAAGAGCTTTACAATATGTGACAGCCTGGTGAAGGGTATCCAACTCATGTTCTCCTTCTGGTGGACCTTGCCGCTGAAGACAACGCTCGATAAGTTGCTTGTGGATATCTTTTAAAAAATTGGGGCGATGCCAAATTTCTTCCAACGCTCTGTCTAAGGAGAAGTGAGCAGGATCTAAAGCCATACCGAGACCGTTGCCGAATATTATTAATTTTCTTGCCATATAGGGGGACTCATTTTGGAATAACGCTGGATAGCGTAGCGCGACACGCTTAAGTTTAGGATTAATAGACATTCCGTTTGATTACACTCGTTATTACAAACTTGCATGCAAAGAAGCCCAAGCTGTTAGGTAAACAGAGACCGCAGTGGCAAGATAATCTAGATATAGCCTATAAAATCCAACAACAAATAGCGGCCTGTTTTCTATGACTTTTCTTTTCCCTAAATATCGCTTATCTAATAAAATGCAATAATGTATTGCACAGTATTTAATGTGTATTAATATAGATAAGTATTGGTCTTATTTGATAACAAATCCTGAGCCTCAAAATGTCTGCTTTTCACACAAAACCAACAAGTAGGCTATTTTTAGCTCTGTGCCGCGAAAATGTCAATTCATATCCGAACCAATACTCTTTAATTTCATTACCTGTGACAATTCTAGGCATATCCCTGATAGAACGCCAATACACGCTGCATAACTTCGCTCTTCCGGCACTCGCGACAGATTATGTTCATACGCCTGTCGTAGCGGCGTATTTCTCCGTCGGGTAATGTCCAGATAAGGCCCGGATCAACCACAACAGGTTTCTTCACCTTTGCCCTCGAGAGTTTTTTGCGGGCGTTTTGCCAGTCCTTACGAGCCTGTTCTGACGGGAACAACCCATAGCCAGAGTGATATACATCACCACTGGCAACCAGCTCTCTGGCAAGAATGCTCATCAGATATCTTGTCGCACCTGTTTTAGCTTCCAGTTGCCGTAGCGTCTCACGACCGCTCTGGCGCACGAGTTCCACCACCTGCCCTTTAATTTTTTCCCGCTCTTCTTGTGTAAAAACTTTTGCCACAAGTCCCCCTTAAAATTACCTCATGACCTGAAATCAACACTTATCCCCTGAAACCAGGCGGAATTTCGGTATCCGGTTCAGAAATATGATTCACACAACGCTTTATTGGCGAACGCCCCAGGCGAATAACCAGCTCATCCCATTTTTCGCGAAGCTTTGACGGACTCATGATGTTTTTGACCCAGAATGGATCTCGCTGTACCCGACCAAACATTTCGCAAATTTGTCTGTGGCTTCTGCCATCCAGCATCCGCATTGTGCGCACGTCATTGGCCCAGGCAGTCCAGTTAGGCTCTTTTGGTCGCATGATCTCGCCATCATCACTGGCGGCCTGTTCGTAGAGACCCACGATCCGCCCCCAGATCCACTGCGCACACGCCAAATCCTCCTGGCTACCCCACTGCCGTTTTTTCGCACTAAACACAACTGCGTCAGGGTGCCGGATTAAAAAATCCTGTTCAGCCGTCTGCTGGTCCGGTTGCAAAGCTTCCGGACGAAAAGTGTTTTTATTCTCTGTAGTAATCTCTGTTGTATTCTCTGTAGGATCATCGGGCCATTTTGACCCGATGACATTGGGTCGTTTTGAACCAATGGAGCGTTTCATTTTGACCTCTTCCATCATGTCATTTTGACCTGATGGAGCGACGCATTTTGAACTGATGGATTCGCTCAATTTGCCACCATCTAAAAGATCGCTCCCGTAGTTGATCGTGTAGAAATTGGTCATGTCGCGCTTTGATTTATTGAGCTTTTCGCAACGCAAAAGCCCCAGCGTTTTCAGACTTGCAAACGCGCGCTTTAACGTTGACTCTGACCAGAACGGGAACTGCGCCAGCCATTGTTCCGTTGTGTTGTAAATCCAGCGAACACCATCACATTCCATGCCGGAATTGGTATCTCTCAACCAGTAATGCAGTTGCTGCAACACAATGGCTTCGTTTAAGCCAATCTTCATCGCAAGCTGTGTGTTTATAACCAGTGGGCGTTCAGCAAAAAGAAGGCTCATAATTCCATCCAGCTTTTTGTTGGTATTGCTGTCGATACGCAAGCTTGAAAGCAATTGCTTTTTCTATAAGTTCGTCAGTTTCACGATCTACAACGGCAGGATCTGCAAAAAGCAGTCCGGACTCCACCACATCGCCATATTCTTTATTTAACCCAGCGATCATGTACGTAATGCTCTTTCCGTCACTAATTTCACGATACAACCTGAAATCACTAATCCGGATAGCCTCCATAATTGCAGGCACTAGCGCTGTGAACTTTTCACGCTTATCCCTGGTGTCGATAGCCTTCCAGCGTTCAAATATCTTCACTCGATTAACGCTAAGCGCTCGCTGATCAACCGCGCCACCTTCATATGTGACACGCTGAACATCGATGTTCGGGCGCTCTTTCAAAGCCCAGAATGCTTCAGTGATTAATATCGTCGCCTGCTCCTGTGTCATTCCTGGTCGACATATCCAGGCATCCAGAGCCTCACGAGCCTGTTCAGGAGTGATTTTCATTGTTCAACCGCCCCGCCCGCTTCGTCTTACGATATTCGTCATAAACTTTGGGATCATACTGAAGCTCCCCGCCAGATGCCTCCTGTAGACGCATCGCGCGACCTTCGGGAACTAAATCCCCTTTCCAGCTATAAAGCGAAGCCAAACGAATACCTGCTGCTTGTGCAAGTTTTGTTTTTGAACCGAAATACAAAAGAGCGTCAGTTTTAAGCATTTAAAACACCTTAGCTGTTAGCCATGGCTAACAAAATAGATGTTAACAAAAACATAGTCAATACGATTTAGCATTAGCTAACTATGGATACAAAAAATTTAACCATCGGCGAACGCATTAGGTATCGTCGGAAAAACCTCAAACACACCCAAAGGTCTCTTGCTAAAGCCCTGAAAATCTCCCATGTGTCTGTATCACAATGGGAACGGGATGATAGTGAACCTACAGGGAAGAACCTTTTTGCCCTCAGCAAAGTATTGCAATGCTCACCAACATGGATTCTATTTGGCGATGAAGACAAGCAACCAACACCACCTGTTGAGAAGCCGGTTGCCTTAGCCCCCAAAGAACTAGAGCTCCTTGAGCTGTTTAATGCACTGCCAGAATCAGAACAGGATACCCAGCTCGCCGAAATGCGAGCTCGAGTAAAAAATTTCAATAAACTCTTTGAAGAATTACTAAAAGCCCGTCAGCGGACAAATAAAAGATAACATCATCAATGAGTTATCTTTTATTATATCAATTATGTTAGCCATAACATACAAAATCACTTGACCAATATGTTAGCCATGGCTAATCTTGTTTACATCAACACACCGCACGGTGTTCTCAGCAAACAGTTCCGCCACCCCGGCGTTAAGGGGAAATGAGGTCAGCATGGATACTATCGATCTTGGCAACAGCGAATCTCTGGTATGTGGCGTGTTCCCCAACCAGGACGGCACGTTCACTGCGATGACGTATACCAAAAGCAAAACGTTTAAAACCGAATCTGGCGCGCGTCGCTGGCTGGAAAGAAACTCAGGTGAGTGATATGGATTTCGACACAATCATGGAAAAGGCTTACGAAGAATACTTCGAAGGCCTTGCCGAAGGCGAAGAAGCTCTCAGCTTCAGTGAGTTTAAACAGGCGCTTTCCAGTTCGATAAAATCTAACGGCTAACGGGGTTAAAGATGGAATTTAAAGATTTACCACTATCAATCCAGGAGATTGCAGCACAGACACTCCGTCAACACCTGAACGAACTTGCATTGGAATCGGTAACGAAAAAAGACACTGATAATATGGCTCGTAATGTGCGCGATGCGTTTACCGGATTGTACTCTGTTTCGGTAACAAACAACCAGGATACTGAAGAAGCTGCAAAGCGGATTACCTCGGCGATGGGTTTTCATGTCGAGGAAAAGTATTCAAAAAAAGAATTCTGGAAAATGGCCAAACGCATCGCAGAGCGAGGTGAAATGCTCTCTGCATCAGGGGATTCATTTTATAACGAAAAAACTGATAACTCCTGTTTGCGTGAGTTGCTCTCGCTGCTTGATAAGTTCGGAATAATAATGACCGGCACTGCTCTGGCTGATTTCACTTATAGCGCAATTTGTCATAATGGAGAACCATGTCCGCCAGAATTAATAATCACCCCCGGCAATCATCCGAGGGTAAAAATACGAGCGATTCAGGAGCACTGGTTTAATCCAGTTCCACAAGACGAGGACGCGGTAAAACCTCTATAGGTTCCGTATAGCCTGACGCTCTTTTGGCATTGAGAATTTTATTTAACTTGTCAGCCTGATACTGACTTGGTTTCACAAATATCCCATCAAGTTTTGATATATGGAATACACCGTGTTTCGGGCAATCAAAAATATAATAACCATTCTTCTCTGAAAAATCAGACGAAGAATTACAGACTGGGCATAGTTTTGTTGGCATTTTATCCTCCATTGGGATGCGGTTAAAAATGGAGATCAACACGCTGTCACGTGTGGTCGTGCGCCGGACACGGATAAGAATCCGGCACTGACAGTTTACTGAAAGGATATATCCCTGAAAAGTCAGGGCATAACGCGAAAGCGCACGGCGAGGTTGATGGTTCATAGATAGCCTGTCGTTAAATTTAATTCGACCGTGCGCTTCTGGTTGTGGCACTCCGCGAAATGGCGCGGCGGTAAGTATGGCGAGGCTATCCTTTCCTCGAGATAACACCGGGTTGTCAGGTTGACCATACGCCTGAGTGCCCCCCCCGCTGCAACAACCCATGTAGATTACCTTTTGGCGGCATCAGTTTCATTGCTGGCTGATGTCCGCCCTTTTTAAAGTGAATTTTGTGATGCGGTGAATGCGGCTCAGCGCACGCGGAACAGTTAAAAAGGCCAGTTGACTTCCGTATTGGTTCTTATGGGTGGGTTCTCTGTATCCGGCGTTAATTGTTAACTGGTTAACGTCACCTGGAGGCACCAGGCACCGCATCACAAAATTCATTGTTGAGGGCGCGATAATGGAAACGTTATTACCAAACGTTAATACATCTGAAGGTTGTTTTGATATTGGCATTCAGCTCAGTAATAAAGACTTCACTGAGGATGCCATTAATATGAGGAAATATGAACCTTATCTTCTCAATGATAATTCCATGCTTTCCCGACTCGCCCTCCTTAAACTTGACATTTTCCAGGAGAAAAAATCATGGGTGTAATGTGGGCCTCAGTCATGCTTGTTTTTATGGCTAACAGCGAACCGGTTGATATGGTAACGGGTATTTATGACAGCAAGGAGGAATGCATTGCCGCAATGAAAGAACAGAAAATTCCCGGTAACTGTTATCCGGTAGAAAAAATTATACACCAGAATTTTACTGAAACACCTGCCTCAAAATCCTGAGTGCGGTAATTCAAAAATCAGATTCTTTTTATATATGCCAGCAATGGCAGGGATTTGTTCACCATTAAATCTTTAATGAGGTTAAAACAAAATGAGTAAAGTCTTTATTTGCGCCGCCATTCCGGACGAACAGGCAATAAAGGAAGAAGGGGCAGTTGCTGTAGCCACTGCCATTGAAGCCGGTGACGAACGCCGCGCCCGTGCCAAATTTACCTGGCAATTCCTGGAGCAATATCCGGCTGCTCAGGACTGCGCTTATAAATTTCTTGTCTGCGAGGATAAACCCGGCATGCCCCGCCCTGCTATCGACTCCTGGGATACCGAGTATATGCAGGAAAACCGCTGGGATGAGGGATCGTCTTCCTTTGTCCCGGTCGAACCAGAGCCGAATACAGAAATTGTTAACTTTAATCAGTTATCCGACGACAAACAGGCCGCTGTTCTCGTTAAGTTTGGCGCACATGAAAACGTCACCGTGGATATGGTCATCAACGCAAGCGGTCTTCTTGGCGATGACGACATGATGACCTTTGACGGACACCTCGCAGAGGCAATTATCCGGACTAAAGAAATTAACGCCATGTATCCGGAACGTCAGATTGAATACATCAACGATGCCAGACGTGATTTAAAACCAACCGCCAAATGGCCCGACGTTCAGGCATATTTTCTCGACCGTAAAAAACGCCAGGAAAAGGAGCGCAAAGAAGGTGGTGCATATACTTCTGTTGTTGATCTCGCCCGCGCCAAAGTTAACCGGCAGAACACTGAAAACTCAGCAGGAAAAATCAACCCCACCACTGCAGCCATTCGTCGCGAATACAAGCAGACATGGAAAACGCTGGATGAAGAACTGGCCTACGCTCTGTGGCCTGGCGATATTAATGCCGGAAACATTGACGGCAGCATCCATCGCTGGGCAAAAAATGAAGTTATCGACAAAGATCGCGAAGACTGGAAGCGCATTTCCGCATCAATGCGCAAACAACCCGATGCCGTTCGCTACGACCGTCAGACTATTTTTGGCCTTGTCCGTGAGCGTCCGATCGACATTCACAAAGATCCCGTAGCACTGAACAAATACATCACTGAATACCTGACTACCAAGGGCGTGTTTGAAGATGACGAAGGAACAAATCAGGGCACAGCTGGCACTCTCCCGTCGCCAGTACCAGAAACTGATGCAGTGGAAACGGCAATGCCGGACAACGAAAAAACCGAATGCGAAGTGGAAGACGAACCATCTGTAGAGCGTGAGGGACCGTTCTACTTCCTTTTCACCGATAAGGACGGCGAAAAATACAGTCGCGCAAACAAACTTTCTGGTCTGGAAAAAGCACTGGCCCTGGGAGCTACGGAAATCACAAAAGAGGAATACTTCGCACGTAAAAACGGCACGTACTCAGGTTCACAACAAAATACTGGTGCATCTGACACGATCGCACAACCAGAGCCGGTAAAAGTTACCGCTGACGAAGTAAACAAAATTATGCAGGCAGCCAATATCAGCCAGCCTGACGCCGATAAGTTGCTTGCTGTATCACGTGGTGAATTTGTTGCAGGGATTAGCGACCCGAATGATCCGAAATGGGTGAAGGGGATTGAAACCCGCGATTCAGTGAATCAGAACCAGCAAGAAACGGAACAGAACGACCAGAAAGCGGAACAAAACAGCCCAAATGCGTTACAAAACGAGCCAGAAACGAAACAACCTGAGCCAGTAGCGCAACAGGAAGCGGAAAAAGTCTGCACCGCCTGCGGTCAGACCGGCGGCGGCAACTGCCCTGATTGTGGTGCGGTGATGGGCGACGCAACATACCAGGAAACATTCGATGACAAGAACCAGGTTGAAGTTCAGGAAGACGATTCGGAGAAAATGGAAGGCGCTGAACATCCACACAAAGAGAATGCTGGCAGCGCTCAGGATCACGCCAGCGATAGTGAAACTGGCGAGACGGCAGATCCCTTAATTACGGTGAACGGTCATCACGTTATCACATCCACCAGCAGGACGTGTGACCATCTAATGATCGACCTTGAAACCATGGGAAAAAATCCTGATGCCCCGATTATCTCAATAGGTGCAATATTTTTCGATCCGCAAACCGGAGATATGGGACCGGAATTTAGTAAGACTATCGATCTGGAAACTGCTGGCGGAGTCATTGATCGGGACACCATTAAATGGTGGCT